GAGAGCCTTCAACCTCCCTCCGGGAAGTCGTTTGATCACGACGTTTCTCGTGAATAACTTTGTTAATATTTCTCTAAATGTTGCCAAATGATGTTATTTAATTTTTTTTATTTTTATTCCGTAAATTACATTATTTTCTATTTTTGTAATTTTACACTGCCATTTTTCTCTTGCAGTATAAAAATCATAAAAGTCTGCAACATCGCCAACTTTGAATTTATTAAACCACGTTTTATATCTATTTATAACACTTGCATCAGCACCTCTGGATTTCAAAGATTTTAATTCCTCGTTCAAATCCAACAAAGGTTTTTCATTTACGTCCACTTCATTCAAAGTCTTTCTAACCACATTCCTGATGTAATTTTCAACTAATTTGATTTGTCTTTGAGTCATATATTATTTTCCTTTTTTAAAGTAACCATTTTAAATTTTCTCTGTTTCCTGCTTTACCAACGTTCATTTCCCATTTTGCCATTCCAGTTGGTTGCGGCTTAAATACTGTTTTATGTGTTGTTTTCAAAGTTCTCTTGACCAAGTCAATTCCCAACATTCTCAACTTTAATGAAGTATCTCTAATCATCAATCCCATACAAAATGCCATGACCAAATCATCATTGAATCCGCGCTGTGCCTGTGGTTTACCATCTATCCAGAAAAATACCTGCAATTCATTTAAAAATCGTCGGGAATGGATAATCGGTGCTTTGTCTCTAAAATAAATATCCAATTTTGAAATTAAAACTGGACGGGATTTTACGGTTATAGAATAACCTGGAATCATATCCTCCTTTTGCTTCAAATCATAGGCTTTTCTCAAGTGAATATTTTCATCTAGATAAGGATCATTTTTAAATGAATAATAAAGATTCTTGTAACCAGAATCAATGACGTATTGTATTGTTGACCAACCAATATTACGATTATCTATAATCAAAGTCGCATTGTTATATTCTGTAGCTACTGAAACTAAGAGTGAACCAAACATTTGAGTATCAATTTTACCTCTATATTCAGCAACTTGCTCAACCGTTTCAACATCAATGACGTGAAAGGCTGAATAATCTTCACCGTCCCCACGAGCAGGGTCTGCACAAATTAAATAAGTTCGAGTATAATCAGGATATTTCCATATCCAGTAATCGCCTCCAATTCCTCTTCTTTCAACTGGATCTGCGATGTGTTCTTTTTCATACCATTGAAGAATTTCAGATTCAATGACAGTATGACCAGAACTTAGAAAGTCTGCATCACATTCTTGGGAAGCAAGCCTTTTTCCAAGTAATGAATCTTGGTTATCTCGCCATTTTTGATCTCTATCTGGATGAAGATGCCAAGGCAATAGAATCGGATTAAATTTATCCAATCCTTCTTCTGGAGTTCCTTCAATTGCGTGTTGCCAAGTTTTATGAAATAAATTACCAATACCATTTGGAGTTGATAACATAATGCACGATCCACCTGTTGCCAAAGTAGATTGAGCAGATGTCCAGATTTCTTCCGCACAATCAACAAACGCAAATTCGTCAAGAATCAATAGACTTAAAGCCTCTGAACGTGCAGCATCTGGACTACTTGAAACCGCTTTGATTTCAGAGCCATTTGAAAAAACCAGACTTAATTTATTGTTATTTACAATTGTGAGACCTTGCTTCATCCAAGCAGGTAAAAATTCCCACATTATTTGAACCTTTTGAACGAGGTTCTTTGCAACATCTTGTTTTGTCGCAATTACGAGAATCTTAAAATCCTCGTTGAATATCATTTGATGGAGGCAATGTCCAGCACATAAAGTTGAAATTCCCATCTGTCGGGATTTCAAAACTATGTTAAATCTATGTTCTTTAAATAATCTAACCGTATCCTCTTGAAAAGGATATAAATTAAAGAGAATTTTACCTTTCATCGGGTGTTGAATCTTAGCATACTTCTTAAAGAAGTGTACTGAGTCAACAGCTGACTTGAGAAATTCTTCCTGAATTACAGTTCTTAAATTGGCGGATTCTGACAAAAATTACTTCTCCATATCACTGTTTTTGTATTTGAAACAAGGAAAACATTTTCCACTTGAAGTATTATTATATTTATAAAATTCTAAATTTGAAAAATCAAACAAATCCAATTTATCTGGATCAATTGATTTTAATTCAAGTTGAGGATTCTGAGGAAAAGGTGAATGATCACAAATGATGAAAAACAATTTTCCAGTCGGGTTTTCATATGCATCTTTAAAATACTCTTTCATGATTCAAACTTTGATAATGTTTTTTCTTTAAACTTTTGATATTGATCACTTACTCTTTCTATCAATTCTTCTGAATTTGAATTGTCCCACTTTTCAACATCGCCATGTTCAGAATTAACAAAAGAAACATCTTTCATTGCTTCTTTAATGACTTCAAACTCTTTATCTGCTTGAACAAAGAATGCTTCTGCATTCGCTTTCATCTTTTCTAGAGCATATTCATTGAATTTACCTTGAATTTTTAATCTTGTTTCATATGAAACGAGACAATCATGACACATTCCAACAATTCGCCTGAACTTTTGATCTAAATTAGATGGAACTTTACAAGTGCATTCCTCTTTTTGACAATTTGGAAACTTATATTGTTCTTCTCTAATCTGTTCATAGAACTTAGACATTTCTGGACTGACGTTTGATTTGGTTCTGTAACCTCGCTGTTGAGTCCAATAAATGATATTTCCAGAAGCATCTTTTTCTTCCCACGTTTCCCCGACTTCCCTCTTCTTATTTTTTTCACTCTCCGAATGAGTATCTGAAAATCCAATTGTTTTCTTCGTTTGAAGTCTGTGATTTCCCTCAAGCATTTGCTTAAGGGCTTTGATGTTTTTTAATTTTGATTCTGACATTTATTATTGTGGTCTTAAATATGTTATAGTTGGTGGATTGTCGGATAATGGAGTATAAATTAAAGTATCTTCATTAACCTTACAATCAGCCGAAACTTCCCAGAAACTATGAAGTTTATTATCGACGGACCTATTTATTTTAAAATTTATATTTTCAGGGCATTCTTTTAAAGAAGACTTAAATTTAATAAATCTCGATGGAAATGAATCTTGATCATATATTGGATTTTCAAAATCAACAACTTCTGGAAGATTATTTTCAAGCCAATCAAATTCAATATCAAACATTCCTTTCTTCATTATATTCCCTGCTTTATAATATTTTCTTGTTGTTGACAAAAGTCAATAAATCTCTGTTCAGGAATTCCTAAGAGATCTGCAAACTTTTGAACTGCTTTATATTTATCTGTCGGTAATTGAATTTGATTTAACATTTGCATAAATTGTGGATTAGATCTCAATTTATCCATTAACAGAACAGCGTTTGCAGATGCTTGCGCCTTTGGATCGATTTCTTCCATCAATGACCGCAATGTCATTTTTTTATGTTTCATTTATTTTTTCCTCATTATAATTATCTATTTTTTACAATTAAACCTTTTTGTATCTATCTTGATTGTAAATTCTGTAAATTGGAACACATAATAAAAATGAACCAGTTAATTTATACTGTCGACCTCTCCATTCAATTACCAATCCTTCAATTGGATTCAAAGATTCAATTCCGCCAACTCGATTTAAATTCGCATAAGCCAACTTGAAATCATTTTTATCTTTTTCTGTCTTGCATAACTGCCTTGCTTTTGTTATGATCTTAACTTGAGTCGTTTTATTTGATGAAGTCACCTTATTTTCTTTGCAAAATTGCCTTATGACGCAATTTCCAAATTCTGCAACAAATAATTTCTTTTCGCTTGGTTTGAATTTACTTTGAAAATATTGATATTGTCCTGCGTTAGATTTTAATGGAAAATTTGGAGTAATTTCAATTTTAAATCCATTTCTCGGTTGACTTTCCATTATTGAAGGGATATTCTTCATTCGCGAAATTTCATTTCCTTGTTCATCATATGTTATCAAGGAGTGAAGAGATAATAAAGGTTCACTTCCATAATCAAAAACATTTCTCGCACGAGGATGGATTATTTCAAAGTTAAGAAACGTTCTACCATCATTGAAAATTTCAGTCAATGTTTCATGACTCATTTCCATCAAATGCTCTGCAATGGCCTTAAATGCTTCTGTGAACGTAAATTGAACATCATCTTTTCCTTGATATTTTTCAAAGACCTGATCTATCGTCATTGGATTGATAATCGTTCCTTTGTTTCTCGAAGCGAGAACTTGACCATTTTTGTAAGTTACTTGAAAGTTATGCCCATCCAATTTCAACGAACATGAACAAGTTTTTGGATTGGTTAAAACATCTGATACGAATTCAAGCAATTCTTCATCTGTTAAAGTTTCGTCTTCAAATGGATGAATGATATGTTTTGAATATTTTCCAGAATTAGAAAAGACAGTTTTAAAATCCTCCATTGTTAAAATTGGTGTTATTGATGAAAAATTCTTCTTTCTCATTATTGTCTTTGGAACTAAATCAAGTTCTTGGTTTTCAAAATCAACTTTAATGATGAATGGTAAATTGATGTCAGTTTCCATATCCTTCAAAACTGCTTCTAATCCATTTGTTGACTGACGCAATCTATGCCCCCATTTTAAGGATGCTTTTCTGAACAACTGCCTCAATTCATCTGCTGTAATTGGTTCTTGATTTCTAGGATCGTTTAAACGTTGAAAGAAATGGGTATTCTTTGCTAAGTTTTGAAAATTCACATCAATTGCAAATTCTTTAAAAACTTTATCTGCATATTGTTCAATTCGTTGAAGTTGAGTTTTGGTAATTCTATTTGAATCCTCTTTCAAAATCGATTCAACCAAATCTGTTATATCTTGATGAAACTTTTTCTTAAAGAGAAAGTGTAGAGGTTCATCGTAAAACCCCATAATTGCCCTAAATTCGTCACGTGTGGCCATCGGAAGTGTTTCACGTAGGAAAGTTCCAGTCAACTCATTTCCTTTGTACTGCTTTGAAATATGGGGCAATTCTAAAACATATCCGCATTGACTTAACGGTTTTAAATCCTTCTGTCCATAAAACTCATGGAAATAACTTTGTGATCCATCTTTCTTTTGAAATTGGATTCTTCCAAAATCCTTTTCACCATAAGCAAAAATCACCGAAGTGTCGTTTGAATCGAACTTCGAAGTTATTTCTTCTGCTTTATATGGATTTCTAACTTCAACAACTTTATCCATTTGAACATTAAACTTTGAAATACAAAGTTCTTTTTCCTTAAAAGTTAATGGCGAATTAACATCTGTATGATTTGAAGTTGCAATGAAGACATTTTCAACGCCAAAAATCTTACCCAACCATTTATAATTTTCAAAATGATGTGGTCCAAAGGGTTGAAATCTTCCCGGATAAATTACAATTGTATTCATTTTATCTAAATAATGCGATTGGTGGACTGAATCTCGGATCAGCTACTCCATTCCCTCCAAATCCAACCAATCTAATGTAGGTAAATTGTTGTGATCCTGCTGGTATTTTAATCCAGTTAGAATCTTTGATTCCAGTTGTATTGCCAATGACCAATGTTATCATTGGAGTCCATGATGTTATTCCATCGAGACTATATTGAACTTCTAAACTTGATGTTGGTCCAGCGGCTGCTACTCCCATCGCTGTAAACAACCTTCCTTGAGTTATTTCTGTAAAATCTCCAATATACATTGCATCTTGACCTAACGATGGGCCAGTTCCCAACCATATATTAGTAGCATTTTCCATATTTGTCCAAACAATACCAGGAGTTAAACCAACTGTCTTTGGTCCATCCCAAGTGTAACTGAATCTCGTTGAAGTTGAACCTGTCATGAACAGATTTCCATTCAAATTTGTTGATCCAGTAACTTGAAATTTACTCTGTGATGTATCGTAAGTTAGATTTTGATGTGAGTATGAACTTGAAGCAGATCCGCTGGATATTAAAATACCATATAATCTACTTCCACTAACAACAGGTTTATTTGATATTTGATTATAATCAACCTGCAACGAAGATGAATACAGTGATTTCGCCTCTATACTTCCTATTCTTCCAGCAATGGATGATGATGTTTGTGTGAACGCTCCGCTTATTTCTGTTGCTATTTGAGCAGAACCAGATAATACACCTGTTCCCAATCTATGATATCTCGTATCATAAGAAGATGTCAATTGAATTGAACTTGAAACAATATTAGGTATTAAATTATTTATCTGCTGACTTGATGAAACTATTCCAGTACCTTTTCTTTCGTATCTTATATCATAAGAAGATGTTAATTGTTCTGAACCTGATACTGTTCCAGTTGGTAATAAGACTTTTATCTGCGCAGAACTGGATGGTTGCCCGTTAAATACTCCTGTATAATTATTAGCAGTTATTGACTGTGATACATTTAAACTACCGCTTATAGATTGGGAGCCATTGAATAAGTTAGAGCCAGTTGTTGCAAATGAGCCTGTTTGAAAAGTAGAACCAGAAACTATTTTTTTCACCGTACCTACGTCCGGAATACTTCTATCCCTGTTTATCAAAGATGCAGTATAATTCCCACCATATTCCATGCCTTTAATGACATTTCTTGAATCGTAAAAAACCGTTCCGTCAGGACTGGCAAGTGTAAATGCAGTACTTTCCCCGGACTGAGAGGTGAAATTTGCACTTAATTCCTGAGTTACTAATAATGAGGTTGACCTACTTGCAGAAATTTCTTTAGAACCTATTTCTATTGAAGGTCCAGCAGCATCTATATTTAAAAACGCTCTGAAATTATCTAATTCGTCACCAGTAGAATATGAAAAGGAACCAGATTGCGGACTGTTTAAATTCCCCTCTGTTACAATAGTATCGTATTGATATGATATTTTATAGTTACTTACATTTGGACTTGATTGAAATTTTACATTACTTGCATATACTGTAACATCTCTAGGAATAGTGCCAGAACTTGAGTAAATTCCAGTTGGACCAATTTGACCAGACGAACTAAAAATTCCAGTACCTTTCCGTTCATATCTATTATCAAAACTACCTGTTAGTTGATCAGAACCAGATACCGTTCCACTTGGAATCAAAACGGTTGTTCCACCTCCCAATCCTGAACTGCCTCTAAAATAAACACCTTGAACAAAGGTAGAATAATTTTTGTTTTTCCTTCCAACTGGATTTATATAATCAATTTTAAAATTTATCTCCGATCCTGTTGGAATTGATAATGGAGCATATATTTTTGTTTGATTGCAACTGAACCCTAAATCACTTTCAGGTTTTAACTCAATATTACCAATGTGCCATTTTCCAACTCGGGAAATGAATTTTGGTAAAATATTTCCTTCTTGCTTTACTACAAAGTTAAACTTATTTTGTCTAACCTTTCCAAAAGTTTCTGAAATGCTACCAATATAAGTTCCAAAGGATGAACTTTGATGTGGTGACAATCTAATTGCTTCTAAAATAGGTTCAACTGAAACTTCTGAACCCGAAATATAAATGTCAAGTTGAGGAATATATCCATTCAAATCACTTTCGGAAAAAGAATCGAAACTTAAATTAAATTCAGTTTGATTTCCTGCAACATTAACTTTATATTGATTTTTAGGTTCAATTATTGCAAAACTGGAAGTCGATGATCTTGAACCATATTCGAGTTTGATACCATCTATAATCTTCGAACTGACAGATGCGGTAATTGCAGATGATCCTAAACTTGAAGTTTGCCAATAATTCTGAAACGAAGTTAAACCACTTCTAAAATTACCAATCGGAGTTTCAATTATTCCATCTGGATTTTTGAAAAATACGCTTGCTGGATCAGTTAAAAGGTTTCTTCCGTCAACTTGATAAATTCCAAGAGATTGATAATCTTGACCAATTTGGTTCAATGACTTATAAGAAACTTCAACTTGCTCGATCTTACCAACAACTGGAGCAATATTTGATAATTCAAATTTTGCATAAGATTGTGAATAAGATGAATTTGCAACTGTTAAAATGTCATTAAATGAACAGGTGAAGTTAGAATGATTATAAAATCTATCGTAAGTTATTTTTGAAGTTAAACCAGAAATTGTTCTATATTCAACTGTTTTTGAAAATGGTGGATAAATTTCAATGCTTGCCGATCCATTTACTTTTAAAATTGAAGCACTAAAATCTGTCAAAAACAAAGATACAACAGAATTGTTATCTTTTGGTATTTCAAGTGAAATATTTTTTGCAAATAAAGTTCCGCCTTCCATCGATGAACTGAATGGAAAATTTCTACTTGTCAAAGTAGTTGACTGAAAATAAGTTGGAATTTCTATTGCTGAACCCGAACCAACATTATTCGAAACCGTAGTTGTAGATTCCGAATTTGTTATTTCTTTCTTTTCAATTGAAAGATTATCTCTCTGTATTTGCTTTGGAGCAACATTTGAAAGAATTGAAATATCACCTGTTCCAACCTTGTTTACTAATCTTGTTTGATTCGAAAAAACTTGAGTTTGTAAATTTCTCTCGGTGTATTTAACCTTTGGTTCGTCTGCAAACTTTATTTCTTGAGTATTTTCAACGGTTGTTATTACATCTGAAGTTATCTGACATTGATAGGTTTTATTATTTACAAGAACTGCATTTAGATAAATCTTACATTTTCCTGGAACCGTATCTTCATAAATGTAAACGATTAAACTTCTCGATTCATCTTCATTTGCAATATTTGAAATTTCATAATAGATCGAATTTCCATTCTTGTCAAAGATGTCAATTAAAACTTCTGAACCTTTTAACAGTTTATTTGGAAGGAGTTTTAACTTGACTTCGTTCTTTCCCAACTTGAAATCAAGAGGCATTCTTATTTCAAAGACACCACTCTCCTCAAATTCGTTGATTTGAGCGAATCGTTTATCTAATCCATAAGATGTTCTCTTGTTCTTGATCATTTATCCATATCCCTATCTTTTCTTCTTTGATGACCTTTTAATAACCATTGAGTTGTTATTTTTTCTTTATTGAACATGATTTTGATTTAATTTTCTTGAACATTTATAGTTGAGTAACCATTAACCTTTTCTACATTTATCTTCTTTTCCACTAAATCTTTCATTGAATCGATGTGTGAAATAACTAATAGATAATTATACCTCGTCTTTAAAAATTCAAATAATTTGCCCATTGATAATAGATTATCACTATCGAGAACTCCAAACCCTTCATCAATTGCCAAAAACGGAGGACGTGGAAGAGAAGTAATTTCTGTCAATGAAGTTCTAAATGCCAGAGATAAAATAAACCTTTCCATTCCAGAAGTTAACTCAACAGGCCAAGTTTGCCCATTGTCATAATCGATATATGCGTGAATGTATTTTTCTTCTGTTGATTCTAACTTGACGGTAAAATTAACAACTTGACTCAACACTTCATTTACTTCATGTTCGATCAAAGGCATAACTTTTTCAAGAATCAAATATGGAACACCGTCTCTTCCCAATGCTTGCAGATATAATTCTTGAATTCGATTATTTTTAACCAATTCAGTATATTTCTGCATCTTGACTTGCATTCCATCATATTCCTTCTTAAATGAAGTTAGATTAGAAAATACAGTTCTAAATTCTTTTTGAGTTTTTTCTTCTTCGATTTCGACCAATCTCAACTCTTCTTTAAATTGAAGGATTTGTGCTTCAATTTCTTCATTTTTGATTAGAATTTCTTCATTTTCATAATATCTCTTTTCATCTGTATTTAACTTTTTAATCTTTTCCTTAATCGTAGTTCCTTGATATTTCAGGGAATTGAACCTTTCTTCTAATGTTGAAAGTTTATTAGAAATCGATGCCAGTTGATTTATTTGTTCGAGAATAATTTTTCTTTCATTAATTTTTAATTGAAGTTGAAGTTTAGATGAATCTAAAGCATTCATTTTAACCAGCAATAAAAACAAATCATCTTTTAATTGCGGAAGAATTGCTCTAGATTTTTCCGCATCTATGACAAATTCATTTTTACAGCAAAATTCACAGTTCGGATCATATTCATGATTATCCAAATGTTTTATTTTTTGTTCGTGTTGTGTAATTTGAATTTCAAGTTTTTGCTCTTCTTTCTGACAAGAATTTAATTCAAGTGAAACTTTTTGAAATTCGTCAGTATAAAAATTATCTTTTGAAAATTCTTCGATATTAACATCTTCAAGTTCCCTTTCAATTTCTTTTTTCTGCTTTTTTAACTCATCAATTTCACTTTTAACTGAATTTAAATTTTCAACAATTGATTGAATTGAATCTTGATTGAGTTTAAGTTGAATTTTTATTTCATCAATGTTCAATTTATGATCAACTGATTGAATTTTTTTATTCAATCCAAAAATGTATTCATTTAATTCTTTAATTTCATTTTTAAATTGGCTTGTTGCTTGAGTCAACTCATTCATTCTATTTTCGTTCCAAGTTATCCGTTGATAGATATTGGAAGATTTATCATACAAATTATCTTTTTCAAACTCTCTAATCAGAACTTGTTGTTCCTTCGTTGTTTCCTTTGAAATTTTAAATAATTCGTCATAAATGGAAATATCGAGAAATTTGTATAAAAGTTCTTTCCTTTCCCGTTGAGTTTTTTCAACAAAATTTTGATTGTCATATTGTGTTGAAAGGGTGGTCATGACAAAATCATCGTAAGTTCCGAGATATTCACGAATTGCTTTATTTGTTTGATCTCTATCTTCTCCGTTTAAACTCTTTTCAACTCCATCCTCGTCATGAGTCCAAAACTTTACATCAACTCGAACTGCTCCGGTTTTTTCATTTTTTTGTCCGAACCTTTCAATGAAGAATTCTTGCCCGTTATAATCAAAAGAAAATTTGCATTTAAACCAATCTTTATTGTTATTTAAAATGTGAATTGCTTTACTTGCTCGAGTTGATTTGTCATAAATTGAAAAACACAAAATATCAAGAAAGGCCGACTTTCCCCAACCATTTTGAGCATTTATTCCAAAAACCCCTTCAAAGTCCGAAAAGTCAATTTCATTATTTTCGCCGAAAGAAAACATATTACTGAATTCTAATTTCTTTGGAATCCATGTTATGTTTCTTTGAACAGATTGGCTTTGGTTTAAAATTCGATTTGTTTCAAGATTGATTTCCTTCACTGCTTCAATCGAATCTCTATCAACATCTTGAAGTTCTAAATATTCTTGAATAATTTCATTTTGATAATTGACATCTCTGCTATTTCCAAGATTGGTATTCGAGTTGAAATTTTGTGCATCGATTTTAACTTTTTGTCGAATCGTTTCAACAATGGTAAATTTCTTAGAAAATAACTCAATCGCTTCGTTAACCGTTTCAATTGAACTGTTTTCGTACTTGACTCTAAGTCGAACTTTTTTTGTTAATTTCTTTGGAATTTCATATTGATTGTTGAAAATATTCAATGTATAATAACAATAATCATTTTCAATTTCAACAAATTGAGAAGTTCTCTTTTCAACATCCCATACTAAAATTCCATGACCAAGGGCTGGCTCGCCAAACGATTGTCCCAAGAGGCTACCTGGATAGATTAATTTTGGAAATTTTTTAAATATCTTTATTTTTTTTGACATTATATTGATGCGTCATTTTATTTAGAAAAAATTCTGAAATCCCATAATCATTGTTTTCAATAAATTCTGATAATTTCAACATTTGTAATTCAAATAATTCCCGATCTCTAATAAATCCTTTAACTTCTTCAATTATCTTTTTTCCTGAAATAAATTCAATAAAAAAATCTGGATAATGAATTCTTTTATCATCTAATTTAATAACAATTAAATGTCGTTTAGTCCAAAATTTAATGTCTGTAT